TGTAGTATTAGTATCTGCTGCAGCAGTAGGTGCCGTAGGCACGCCAGTCAATGCAGGACTTGCTAATGGAGCATAGGTACTTGCTGCCGTAGCAGTAGCCAACTTAGAATCTATTTGAGTTTGGATAGCGGAAGTAACACCATCTACATAACCAATTTCAGTTGCTGATACCGTTGAAGATATACCAAGTTTAGTCCAGTCAATAGCAGCATCAGTTTTAATATCAGCATTAACAATGGTATCATTTGCAATATCTGCAGAAACAATTGTACCTGTAAGTGCTAACTTGCTATAAGGAGAACAGGAGTTACTAAGGTTGGGCTAGTAGCAAATACTAAAGAGCCAGTTCCTGTTTCATCAGTTACGGCAGTAATAAGGTTGGCACTAGATGGAGTGCCTAAGAAAGTAGCAACACCAGTTCCAAGTGAAGTAATACCAGTACCACCATTGGCTACTGGCAATGTGCCAGTTACACCAGTTGTTAGTGGTAATCCTGTAGCATTGGTAAGGACACCAGAAGCAGGAGTACCTAATGCTGGTGTGGTTAATGTAGGGCTAGTTAAAGTTTTATTGGTAAGAGTCTGAGTGTTTGTAGTACCCACTACAGCACCAGTTGCACCGTGTCCGGTAGTTGCTTCGATGTGGTCGTTAGCCTCTTGGTAGTCACGACCAATTGCCATATGTCGAACCACTGCACCTGCTGAGTGAGCCACACCAGTGCCAGGAGTTGGACCATCTACACCACGAGTAATCGTTAATGTGTTACCAGAAGAGTAAACCGTAACGTCAACAATTTCTTCGAGTGCTGTATCTGGGTCAATGACAACCGTGTATGTTTGGGTACCTGTTAGCGTCTTTCCACCCATAACGGATGAGCCACTGACAACTGCCATAGTACTTGCTGTTGAGGTGATTGGAGAACTCAGTGTTGTTTGCTGAGCGCGGGATGAGTATTTTCTGACTGTCATTTAGGTTCCTATCGGCGGGAGAAGTGAACTCGTGGGGGATAATTCTGTTGTTGTGCTTTTGTCTCTTCTTGCAGACGTTGTGAATATAAAGCATAAAGTTGTTTAGTTGCACTCTGTGAAGCACCGTATGGACGTTTGCTATCTGTCTCGTCAGCCTGTGGGCTAACCTGAGAAGCACGTGCTGGGTCAAGGAAGGATAGAAGTCTGTAGGCACTTCCAAGGATTACAACATCTCGTGTCGACTCTGGAAGACCAGTTACTGTTACATAATCCTGTGCGTTTGTTAATGCTATTGTGGCAAGGTCTGGGAAAGCAATTGGGTCGGTTGCATACACAACGCGGACTGTTCGTCCTGGCATCGGAGCATCTGCACCAATTGTTATTGTCTGTGCATAAGCACCAAAGGCTGTTGAATCTGCAGTTGAATCAAAGTCCCAACGTCGAATTGGTACCCACTCTTTAGATGGTCCGATTGATTCCCAAGCAACTGTTAATACATTTTTAATATTTAAGTTATTGAAAGCATATGTTGAACGAGCAGGACTGAAGGTAAATGTTGTTGACTTTACCGAGAAGATGTTTGCTCCAAGAGAACGGATTGTATCATTGACTGCACGTTTAACTGAAAAACGTGGGAAAGTTGGAGAAATAGTTACCTTAGTATCTAGCGTATGTGTTGCTGCTGTTGAGCCTAGGTAGCCACGCCCATAAGGTGCTACCGTTGCGTTGTTAGAGATGCGGTCATATGAATCAATCCACATTAACTCTTCATCAATTTCAATGACTCCCTTACCTACATTCTCAGTAGAACCCAAAGACAGGATTAGCGGTGAAGCACTTGAAGATGTTGTAGTTGTAACTGCAGTCTTCAGGTAGGTTGCTCTGTCTTGCTGGAATGTATATCCAGCCAAGTTTAAGACAACCTCATCAATCATCTGACTCAGGGTGTACGCCATTATTTCCTCTTATTCCCTACGAATGCATCGTAGTAATTAACATCAAAGGAGAACCGCTTCATATGCGGAACTGTTGCTGCTGTGTGTGCCCAGACTGGAATGTCAGCCTTGTCACATAAGGCGAAGAAGAAAATATCTTCACCTAGAAAACTCTTTCCGTGTCCTATATCTGAGAACAACGGACCATCTGGTACTGCTATGCGAATCCTGTCAACTACGCTGCGGTGCATAAGGACAAACCCCATACCCGCTGCGCCAATCTTTACAAGTTTATTCTTCGGTAGCGGATGAATTCGCTTGACTCCAATTTGGTCATCGTTAACTACAAAGTCAAACAATGTTGGCATTGGTGTCATTAGTGTTTCTTCAGGTTGGTCAGTTGTGAAGTAAACCCCCGAAAGGATAGGGCGTTCCTCAACATCTTTATTATCCCAAAGTAACTTGAAAGTATCTGGACTGATAACAACATCTGAATCTACCCAAAGTAGCCAGTCGGATTTGTTATTGTCATACCAATAGTTAATTACTTTATCTCGCTGTCGTGCTATCTGATTGCCAGAACTACGCAGGGTAGTTACGACTTCAACCCCTGAGTGGAGCATTACATCTGTAACACCTTGCATAAACTTGCCATCAACCATACCGTTATCGCACCAGGCGATTGCTAACTTGTCGTTCATTGTCCCCACCTTTACTTATTTTTTCTTGCGTGCTGCTGCTGCGTTGTCTACCAAATTTGGGTAAGGTCGACCCGCTGCCTTGGCACGAGCCTTGGCTGCAGTTTTTTGTGCTGGAGTCAGAGTCTTGGAAGTTTTCTTTGGACTCTTCTTGTCCCAGAATGCTGTTTTCTTTTTCACCATTTCACCTTATTCGCCCAGTACGCTGCAGACATTTTGCCTTTGGCAATATTCTTAGCGTGACGTGCCTTGAATGATGCTTGACGTGCTGTAGGTTGTCTGTCACCAGTAACACCCTGTTGACCAAAGCGAATAGTTTTAACCTTGTCGCCTTCCTTTGCCACAACTACGTGTGACTTAGTAGCGTGACTTGGTGTTCGCTTTGGCTTATTGAAGCCAGCAACTCCTGCTCGCTTTAGTCTTGGGTCTGTTGCCATTACTTCTTCTTCTCTGATTTCTTAGCAGTCTTTTTAACTACCATTTTCTTGCCAGTCTTCTTGGCTTCTGCCTTTGCCATAGCCATACCTTTTGCTGTGTAGGCGAATTCTTTTGTTCCTACCTTTGGCATTTACTTCTTCTTTGCAGACTTTTTAGCAATTTTCTTAACCATCTTCTTCTTGCCCATCATCATTTCCATCTTTTTTTCTTTCTTAGATTCCATCTTCTCGCCCATCTTGTATGCTTTCTTCATCATTTACTCCACCGCTTTCATCACTTCGGCTACGGATTTCGTAACCTTGTCTGCTCTAACACCCATTGTCCCTGCATCGTATGCTTTACCAAGTTTATCACTTGCTTCATATGCTGCTTCAACCTGACCGCGATGGGTACCTGCTGGCTGGATGCCTTGGTTTCTAGCATCCTTGTAGAACTTCAATCTACTCTGCCATTGCTTGTCAGCAACTGGTCTTCCAGCATCTCCAGTATTTAACTGAAGTCCCTTAGCCTTACATCCAAAGCAATCTTCATCGCACTGTGTATGGTCAACTGAAACTTCTTCATATTCAAATGGCTTGTCTTGTGTTTCATCACATAAGACACAACCCCATTTGGTAGCCATAAAATCGTGACTTGGGGTGAAGCCCCATTCTAAAACCTTACTGATGTGCTGATGCATAGTGTCCCTACTCTGCTGCGAAGTTTGCCTCTGTAACGTCAATATCTGCAGCAATCATCGCTGCCTTTGTTGCTTCGCTGATACCAGGATGTTCGTGTCCACCTAGCCAGTATTCATCAACTGCTTCTAGTTCATCCTGTGAATACCAACGCCCACTGGAATATGTACTGCCAGTGCGAACAATTGTTACTCCACGATTAAGTCGGAAGAAGTAGAACAAGCGATGTCCACCAGTAGGACCTTCTTCTACCACAGGAGTGGTAAATAAATAAGTTGTCATTTGTTCTCCTTAATGAACTTACTCCTGGATAGGAACATTGCTGCCCCTACCCAAGCGTCAATCAATTAAGCGATTGATGAACCAGACTCAATGCGGTATAGTGCTTCTTCACGGAAACGTGCGAAACCTAGAACGCCGTACCATCCGATTGGACGGAAGCGGTTCAACTTATCGGTAACTGGACCGATAACTGTGTGTGGCTCTTCTGCCACTGCCTCAGCAAGTGCTTGCTGTCCGCAAAGAATTGTGCGGTACACCTTTGCAGATGAAGCACCGTCTGTTGCTACGTATAGGCGTGGTGACTCTACGAAGTAGGCACCCTTGTAACGACCAACT